ATTGGTGCTATAATGTGTGGGGGGCAACTTATATAGGGGTTAAAAAACTTTACAATTCTATGCTTGACAAACCTTCCAATTGGTGCTATAATATAGGGGGAGCTATTTTTTTTTTTTTTTTTTTTTTAAAGCAAATAAAAAAGGCCCCCGAAGGGGCCCGGATGCAGCTACTTTATTTTATCACCTCCAAGCTATTGACGTCGATGGATGCTTGTTGTTTAAACGAGTAGATTGCTTTTTGCTTATTGATGCGGGCGGCGTCTCCGGCGTTGTATATGTTGCTATATATGAAGCTTATATCCAGATACCAGTAGCCTTTATTTTCCCACAGCCCTACACGTGCATTTTCATTTTCTTGGATAACGTCGCTTTTTAGATTGATATACGCTTGCAATAATTCGGCTGAGATGCTTCTTTGTACTCTTAATTCGTGCCCCTTGATTGATACGGCGTATCCGGATTGGTACTTTGGATTGGTGATGCTTATAATTTTATTGTTATGCATCACGACGTCAAGCGTCGCCCCTCCACCTGAGACAATATCTAGCCACTGTTCTTTGGTTATCATAGATAACCTCCTTTATGCTTCTATATTATCATACCGGATGCACGTTGTCAATACCCCTCAAAAAGTCTTAACACAAACTTTACAATTAAACACTTGACAACTCTGCCCATTGGTGCTATAATATTGGGGGGGGCTTCTAAAAAAAAAAAAAAAAAAAAAAAAAAAAACACGAAAAAAAAAGGAGCCCTTTCGGGCCCCTTCCTTTCTATTCTCCTTTCAGCTTTGCAATCAACGCTTCTAGTTTTTCGATAGCGTCTCCGATTTCGCCGCCCATCATTGAGATTGCTTCGTACATTTCTTCGGTTTCGTTTACTGCTTCGTCTTTGTTTTCTTCTTCGTCGTCTAACTCCTCTGCTTCTCTGGTTGCATCGCTTAGCGTATCCTCTGCATTTAGCAATCCGGATGATGCTTCCTCAAACTGCCCTCTCAACGTCTCCAACAACTCTAGTAAGTTTTTCATAACTTACCTCCTTTATGAGTATAGAATAGCATACCTCCATACAGTTGTCAATACCCAATTGTAAAGTTTTTACCTGGTAAACTTAACACAATCTTTACAAATCTTCTCTTGACAACCTTTACGATTGGTGCTATAATATAGGTTTACCGACCGGCATTTCTTAACCAAATCTTTACAATTCTCCCCTTGACAACCCTTGCAATTGGCGTTATAATATAGGGGGACCTATTTTAAAAAAAAAAAGAGCACCCTTTCGGGTGCCCTTCTTTGTCTTACTTTTCTTCGATGTTCCAGCGGTCAACCCAGAGTAATCCAGAGTTGTGTACGTCTTGAACCCAAGCAGTTGCTTCTTCTAGGTTTGCGTGATTGCGGTAGATTTCCATTTCATAACCTTGATAGAACCTTACGCCGAACGCTTTGCCATTTTTTCTGCTGCGGTTGTAGACGTACATTGTGATTTTGTACGTTTTCACGTTATATATCCTTTCTGAGCAGTTTAAGGACTTGCTCAGGTCCGTGTTTTTTATATTTGCTCGATTGTGTCTACTAGGTCTGCGTGTTCTGCTAGTCTTAGGATATGTTCTACTACTTCTTGCGTGTCGTCTAGTCCGTTTGCTTCTTTGTATTCTATCTTTTGTTCGAGTTCTGCTATTCTTGCTTCTAGTTTTGCTAACTTCTTGATAAATCTCACTTTGTCCATGTTGTCGTCTGCTGCTTCCATTGCTCCTGCTACATTGACTTGCTTCATCGTAAATCTTACTGCCATATAATCTCCTTTACTTTGAGCAGTTTTAGGACTTGCTCAGGTCCGGTTTTTTACTCTATAACTTGCGGTAGTGTGAAGTCGTATTCTACTTTGACGATTATTGCTTCTGGGATTGTCGTGCCTTTGCGGTATTTGTATCCTACAATCTCCGCCGGTGCATCTAACCATCCATACTCCGCATCCATCGTGTCCTCCACATCCGCCACTCCGTCGAACGCTTGCGGGATGCTAACCATCGGCACATCGGCAACCATCAGCAACTCTCTCAGTGTTTGTATGTTATTCATACAAATCTCCTTTTCTAGTGATATTCATTTATCACTATCAATATGATAGCACGGATAAATGACAATGCACAAAAGAATTGTAAAGATTGTGTTAAGACAATTTAACCAATAATAGGCGTGATGCACACGCTATATTTTGCGTTGCACTATCACAAAATAATTTTTCACTATTTTATAAAACTTGATATACCCCTAGGGGTACCCCCTTAATTAAGACCCCCTAATGCACTAGGGGGTTATACATTGGCGTGTTCAAAACCCCTCATCACACACCCGTAAAAATTCAAAATTTCGCATATAATATAGATAGGGAGGAAACATAATGTTTCTTGATGCACGACGAAAATTAAGACTTGAGCGGGAGTACCTAAAGTACGAACGTTCCAAAAACCAGGAGGATTTGAAGCACTTAGCTGTCAAAACCTTACTCAATGAGGAGCTGACACGGGCTATTCGCAAGAAGAAGCCGGTTAAGCTGTCCAAGGTGAGTATGGATACAGTGGGAGGGAAAGATGAGTATGTGTTTGTTACAAGTGACTTTCATTACAACGGTGATGAGACACTTCTAGAGCATTATTCTCAAGTATACTCGCATATTATTCAAAAGCAAAAGGAACACGGCTTTAAGAGGATTAAACTCTTAGAACTCGGAGATACCATCGACGGTGGCTCCCTCAGAACTAGCCAGCTGATGGCGATTAAAAAAGGGATGGTGTTCCAAATCATTGACGTTTCAAAGGTTTATGCAGATTTACTACATAAACTGTCAAAAAGTATGCAAGTTGAATTCTATTGCGTTACCTCATCTAACCACACCCAATTACGCCCACTCGGTACTGAACGGAATGAGCTGGTCGAAGAAGACCTTATGCACGTATTCGCTCAATATATCGAAACGTCACTTAAAGACAATAAACGGGTAGAAATTAAGGCGGCTGATGACTTTATTATGCCGGTGACCGAAAACCACAAGATGTTTGTAGCTCACGGTCATCTCATCGGTAATAAGAAGGGATACTTACAAGAGTTATCTTACTACCGAAATACACAGTTTGATTATGGGTTGTTCGGACACTTCCACCATTACCGTGAAGTGACCCTATACGAAGGGAAGAACTGCAATAAGAAAGTGTTCTATGCCCCAAGTATGTCAACCATTAAAGACAATTACGAACATGATAACAATATGTCTAGCAGAGCTGCAATGCTGATGATGGTGTTCAATCCAAAGCGTGGACACCGTTACTCAGAGGAGTTATTTATTGAATAATAGCTGTAAGTTGTGTAGAAGTGGAGAACTAATCCCTGTAGACGGCAAACGTTACGCTATCTGTAACGTTTGTAATGCTACGGAGATTTTGTATTTTCCACAACCCCACCAAGCAGAGTTTCATCGAGACCCACACACCTTCAAGGCAATCTTCGGGGCGTATGGTAGTGGTAAGACAACCACGGCAGTCATGTCCATTGTTGACCACGTGTTAGCAGTGCCTTATGGCAGAACCGCGATGTTAGCTCCGACGATGCAGTTATTAAAAGAAACGAGTTATAAGGAACTGTTACGGTTTCTTCCCCATACGCAGATTAAGGAGGAGAGACGAACGAAGGGTGAAGAAAAAATCATCCTGAAAAACGGGCACGAGATTATGTTATTGCCCAGCAACGATGCAGAAAAGATACGTTCGCTTAACCTCACTGCGTTCTACCTAGAAGAAGCTAGTAACTCAAAATATGATGTGTATGTTGAACTGTCTGCCCGACTAAGAAACGAAGCAGCAGTTGAATACCAAGTAGACGAAGACGGTAAACGTAGGATTAAAAAGTCTAGATTATTAGGAATACTGTGTAGTAACCCTGATAGCGGATGGATACGAACCGAGATATTATATAAGTCCAACAAGGTCTTTGCTCCGATTAAGTATCCTAGAGACCCTCAATACAATCCTTATCTTAGTACACACCTTCACAGTAGTTTCCAGAATAAGTACCTAGACCCAGATTTCCAAATCCGTATTGGACGAGGTAAACCTGAGTGGTGGATTAAACGCTATATCTACGGAAGTTTCGAGTATGCAGAAGGACTTGTGTATCCGATGTTCGCTGAAAACATTGTTGACCCCTTCCCTATCCCACCTAACTGGAAACGGTTGTTTGGGGTGGACTTCGGTCTACGAGACCCTACGGTTATGTTAGGGGTAGCGATTGACCCAGTCAAAGGAATTGCCTATGTCTACGATGAACACTATGAAGCAGAAAAGCCAGTTAATCATCACGCAACGAAGATGCTAGCGATGCTGAACAAAGTGCCACCGGGCATGATATATGGGCAAGTGGTAGCTGACCCTGCTGGGAAAGCTAGACGAGGAACCAACGGACAAAGTTACTTCGGCCACTATTCAGAATATGGGCTGTGGTTTAGAGAAGCGGTGAACAACCTCGACTCTGGGATTATGAAAGTCTTCACTTACTTCTCGATGAATAAGTTAAAGATTATGTCCAACTGTGTCTATACGATAAAGGAAGGACGTGAATATAAGTATCAAGAAGGTGCTATCGACCTGGAGAAGAATAGAGGTGAAAAACCAATGGACTTCAATAACCATGCGATGGACGTTCTAAGGTATGTCATGCAAGAGCTGCCGGACAATCCTGATGACTTGATTAACGACGTGTATATGCAAAACCGTCCTAGTCAATATCAACAGTTCAAGTTCCCAAAAGCTTTGCAAGAAGATGACGAACCAGTTAAAGATAACTGGTATAATACTTTTTAGGAGGGTGTTATGGATTTTATTGTAGTCGGCGTACTCTCCTTCGTAGCGGGTTTCATCTTATCTGGTTTATTCAAGATAGAGGTGAAGTTCTCCAAGAAGGAAGACTTTGAGAAAAAGACAAAAGAGTTGGAAGCACTCATTGCCAGTTTCTCCAAAGAAAAGGTAGAGTTTAAACCGTCAGATTTGTTCCCTGCTGACATTAACAAAGATTATGGGATACCCAAGGAATTGAAGTAATATGAAATACGAAGAAAAAGCAAAGAAGATTTGGCAAAAAGCTAAAGATGCCATTGACTTCCGCAGACAACGCAAAGATGCCACCTGGCGAGAACTTGATGCGTTTGACCGGGGCGAACAATGGAATGAAAAAGGCAGTATGCCAAGCTGGATACCAAAACCGTCCAGTAACTATATTAACCACACGAAGAAACTGAAGACCGGTGAATTACTTGTTGACAGTTATCTAGGTGAACTCAAACCATTAGCTCCTGAGCAAGCAGATAATATCTTCTTGTTACAGAAGTCTTATGAACAGCTTTGGGAAAAGTTAAACCTACGTTATCACATCCAAGAAGTTATTCGTACCTCTCGATTATTAGGTACAGGTATTCTTTATATCGGATGGGATGAAAACTATTTAGGCGGAACTCGTAACCACCTCTATCAAGGTGAGATTATGATTACTCCTATTGAACCATCAACGTTCTTTGTGGACCCACAAGCATTTGAATTAGATGAAGCGTTATACTGCGGTACCTACACACGTACGACCGTGGAACACATCAAAGCAGATAATAGCATTGATGCAAAAGCTAAAGCAAAGTTTGTTGAAAACCGTAAAGGAAATACGTATGCCTCTGAAGACCAAGGTACTCGAGGTGAAGTATTCTCAAACCGAGACTACTCCAGTTATCAAGAAGACATCGTTGACTTGATTACGTACTATGAAAAAGAAGCAAACCAAGATGGCGGCTTCACGATTAACGTCACGTATATTGCGGACGGTATTATCCTGAAAGAAGTCAAAGGCATTAAACCTAATACATTCCCATTTGTTATCTTGCACCAATATAAACAACGTCAAGATTTCTGGGGCATTAGCGACTGCCAACTCATCTTACCAAACGTGAAGATGATTAACAAAATCCAATCTATTATTGGTACACTTGCGACCCTCTATCAAAACCCACAAAAGATTGTGTATGAAGGTGCAGGTATTGACCCACGTATCGTATCGAAGTACGGAAATGCGTACGGTCTAGTCTACTTGTCTAAACACCCAGACTTACAAAACGTTATTCGTAACGTCGATGTGTCTGAAATCCCAATGACCTTAATGAACTACATTGAGTTCTTAAAGAACGATATTAAAGAGTTCACAGGTTTAACGGAAGCGTCAACTGGTCAAGGTGCAGGTTCGTTACAAACCTCTGCAGGTGTCAATAGCTTAATTGAAAGAGCACTTGTCGGAAATCAAGACGAATACTTAGCCTTTGAAAAGTTCTTAGAAAAAGTCAGCTATATGCTCATCACATTAGCGATTGAATACTACACCGATGACCGCCTCATGCGTATGAAAGCGGAAGACCCAAATGGTGATGTTGAATATGAATACATTCCATTTACCGCAGAATTCTTTAAGGATATTGCCTGGGACTTCAACATTGATATTACGCAAAAGCTAAAGCACACCGAACAAAGCAACCAAGAAAAGATGCGGATGCTTGCCGAGTGGCAGCTACAATATGCTCCTGATGTGTCGATTGTCACACCAGAAGATATGATTAAAGCATTCAACCCGCAAAACCGGGATATCATCTTAGCTCGTATTGAGCAAGAACGTCAACAAAAGTCGATGGAAAATGCTCAAATGATTGCACAAACCATTATGCAGGCGATGGAACAAATCCAATTGCAAAATCTGCAGATGGAAGAAGCAATGCGACAAGCACAACCTCAACCGATGGAAGGTGGCGGTATGCAGCCTGGTCAGCCTATGTCTCCTGAGATGATGATGCAACAACAAAAGACGCTGGACCCAATGCAAGTGATTACTGAAATTGTGTTCCAAGCTCTTAACCCTCAAAAACAGGGTTTGGGTAATGTACAAAAACGTCAAGAAGGGTTACCACAGGAAGGTATGTAGTCATGGATGTTAAGATTATCTGTCCGATTTGTAAAGGTGATGACTTTATAGATATTGTCATAGGTATTGAAAATAAACCTACTCACTATCTAAAATGTACAAAATGTTACAAAGAATACGGGTATAAGGAACTCACCCCCACCTGCGAGGGTGATACCTGTAACGTCAAATAAGATAAAGAGTGCACTTCGGTGCACTTTTTTCTTTGTTTTAGTTGTAATTTAGTAAAATGTTGTGTATAATAGTAATGGAAGGTGTTGTACGGGGTCCAAACCGTATAAAGTAGAGTATGCACAACACACAAATCCGGCTGTAAAGTCGTCACCTACAGTTGTCCTCATGACGGAGAGGGAAGGAGCCACCAGATGGCAAATGATAGAGAGCAGTTTGATGCGAGTAAGTTTTTAGCAGATTTTGATAAGGATTTCGAGGTAAAGGAAACTCCGCAACCAGCAGTTCCTGAGACACAGGACACAAAACAACCTACCCCAGCCCCGGCTGCCGTAGAAAAACAGGTCGAAGAGCCCAAAGAAGAGGCACTCCCTGAACAACCGGCTGATGAACCAGTGGAAGAACCAGCTGAAGAACCTAATCAAGAAGATGCTGCACCAGTCAATGACCCTGACATGCATAAACGTAACGAAGCATTTAAAAAGCTCCGTGAAGAAAAGGAAAAGTTAGAGCAATCTGATAAATTCCTAGGTGAGTTAGCAAATCAATACGGTATTAGTAAAGATGAGTTAATTACCAAATTTAAAGAAGACCGCCTCAAAAAAGAAGCGGAAAAACAAGGTATCCCGTTAGACCAATTCAAACGGATGCAAACCTTGGAACAAGAAGTCCAAACCATTAAGCAACGATATCAACAAGAAACGTTCAATTATGAAGCAGAAAGACTTGTACAAAAGTATAGTATTCCTGCGAACCAAGTTGAAGCCGTATTTGCACAAATCGGGCAATTAGGAATGGATGTTGTAGCGAACCCAAAACTTTTGGAAGTAGCATATAAGGCCTTAAATTATGACGTAGCTTTGCAGAAGGGTCGTCAAGCTCAGCTTGAAGAAACAAAGAAACGCCGTGAAACGACCGCCAGTCCTTCGTTAGGCAATAAAGGTGGCAACGTCGATACATCCGCTGCCGATATGGATGCTGAAATCGACTCATTCTTAAAAGAAAAACTCGGCAGATAAAATCTATAGGAGATTTAAAAAACCATGGCTGTTACTAATTTACAGACAACTGGTGTCGTGACCGCGACTGGAACTGGATTAAAACCAGATGCGTATTATGACAAGTTGTTACTCAAAATGCTTCGTCAACTCAACTTTGAATTTGCAAAGTATGCTGTTGAAAAATCCTTGCCTCGTAACTATGGCGATACCATTAACTGGAGACGCTATGTTAAATTATCCCCCACGACTGTCCCTCTAACTGAAGGTGTCACTCCTGAAGGGAAAGAAATTGCAGGTTCGTCAATCACTGCAGTCATCACTCAATATGGTGATGTCATGTATCTCTCTGACTTAGTCGAATTAGAACAATTAGACGATGTCAAACGGGAATATGCGATTGAATTAGGTTATCTTGCAAAAGAAACCTTAGACTTAATCGTTCGTAACGTGCTTGTTGCTGAAGGTTCTGCCTTCTTCGCAGCCTCTCGTGCGGGTTTAGGAACCCTTGCTTCGGGTGACAAACCAGCCGTTGATGACTTCCGTAAAATCACCATCGCAATGAAGAAAGCTTTCTTAGGTGGAAACCGCAAAGCTGGTGGTAAGTATGTTGCCTTAGTCTCACCTGAAGTCATGTTTGACTTATTTGATGACCAACGTATGCAAGACTTTATGGACTTTGGACAATCCAATGCTCCATTCGGTGATGGCATGATTGTTGAAATGTTCGGTATCCGCTTTGTTGAAGTCTTAAATGCTCCAACTGCACAAAATGATACTGTAACTGCCCATGACTCTCTTGTTATCGGTGAAGAAGCCTATGCGATTACGAAGCTTGAAGGTGCTGGTTTATCCATCATCACGAAAGGCTTAGGTTCAGCTGGTGTCGAAGACCCTCTCAACCAACGTCAATCTATGGGTTGGAAAATCAATGGTTTCGGTGCTCGCGTTCTTAACAACGAAGCTGTCGTCAACTATTGGTCAGTTCCTGCCAGTGCTTCCTTAGCTGCTGGTGATTTATTGAAGAAGACTGAAGTTGTGACCATTACGTTTGCATTTGCAACGGGTTCAACTGCTGCTAACTTTGAAATCTTAGACGCGACTATCCCAGCCTATAAAGGTGAAGATGGCTTATCCGTGTTAAACCGTGCTATTGCAGCTGGTTATATCGTAGGATTGCCAACCGCTGGTTTAAAGACCTGGCGTGAAGCTGCGAAGACCAATGACGACTCTGCTGTAGAAATCTCTGCTGCGAAGACCGTCTATCTCTCGCACACTGCTTAATAGCAACTAATTAAAGGGAGGGCATACAATGCCAACTGAAAAAAATATCAATACTAGTGCCAAACTTCGTGAAGGTCAAGTGACGAAACCTGAACAAAAACTTAAAAAGGAATTGGAAACCGCGTCGGTAACGACCGGTTCCAAATTAGTGGAAATCTATATTCCTGAAGTTTACAAGGCAGCGTTTGGAAATCCAATGCAATTTAGTGTCAACGGTGTTCGTGTAGAAATTCCGATTGCACAAAAAATTAAAGTTCCAGAAATCCACGCAATGCACGCTCAACGTTTGATGAAGAGTGCAGTCCTAAATAAAACACAAAAGCGTCCAAGTCCAGAAGAAGTTTATAAAGACTAGTAATTCCTGCCCCCTCTTCGGAGGGGGTTTGGTTATGACCGAATAGAGGTAAATGACTCAAAGAGGTCACCATAGGAGACATAGATGAATATTTACGACTTAACCCAATATGTCAACCAAGATGTCGATGATACTTTTGAAGTACAAGATATTGTTAGATGGTTTAACAAAGCAATCGCAAGTTACAACCTTGTTTCACCTGTTACGACCTATCCAATGGCTTTTTTAAACGATATTCCTCCTTACACAGATTGGACTGGTGAAGGTCAATATCCGAGCCATTCAACGGTAAGTTATCCTTTAGACGACACCTTTATGTTAGGTGTTATTTTACCCTTTATCTCAGCTTCTGTTAGAGGACAAGAGTCTTCTGTTGGTGAAAAGCAATTATTCATGCAAGAGTTTATGATGAACGCTCGCTTATTTAAAAATGCAAGCAACGTTCCTTTTAACTATTTAAAAATTAAAACAGCAAGAGATTTAGAAAAGTATCAAATGGGCGAAAATGTTTATGTCTCAGATATGAGCATCTCACCTTGGGCAGGCGACTGGTCTCACAATACAACCAGTATTCCTGAGTTTAAAGAAGCTATGGTTGCTGAATTCTATGCAGGTACAAGTCAAGCAGGAATTACCATTACCACAGCAAGAATAAACTTTACGTCAGGAAGCACGCTTAGTCAAATTGCTGCAAGTGCAGGTATCAGTGGCACAGATGGTAAGTTCTACTCAGATACGACAGTTTTATTTGAAATTGATGGAAACACTACCTTAACAAGTTCTATTATCGTTTATTTAAAGGCGGACTAATAAATGTCAAGATTTGTTTACGATGTAGATAAAATTACACGTTACATTGATATCCATAAGCAATTTGGCGGTGGTTTAAAGACCGTTGATACGGATGACTCCTTACGGGATATTTATTTGCGTGAAGCAGAGAATATTTCTTTAAGTGAATTTAACTTTATTGAAAAACGTTATGGACTTCATAAACTTGAAGAACATATGCCTTGGAGTAGTTTAACGAGTGTTAGCTCAATCGTTCAAGGTTATTTTGAGTATTACGTTGATGCGGATACTGTTGATAAAATTATTGTCATCGAAGGTAAGTTTTATGTTAATAGAGACGGTAATGGTTTTGAAGAAGTTGAATTCTTTACAAGACCCGCAGGCACTCCGTTTTTTGACCTTGCTCCTTTAGGTATTTATACTGATGATGTCGTTAATGAAATTACTACAGGAAGTGTTTTTGGAACACAAGTTCCAAGATTTGCAGAAAATCACGCATCTTTACCAACTACATCACCTTTTGGTGGGGCAACTTCATATGTGATTTATGCTTTTAGCAATGATACTTATTACGCTTGGGTTCCCAGTACTTCAAGTTATACTACAATCGGTACTTCAGCAACAGATAGTTATCCTGGTGCAGGTTTTGTTCAAGGTGAGTTTTATCACGATACAAGACGAAATGTAAGCTATAAATGGACAGCAACAAGTGGTAAAACTGGTATAATGGAAGTAAATGAAAACATTTATCGTGCAGATATTCAAACCACACGTCCAGTAGAAGGTGTTCGTGTTGACGACAAGCTTTATATTGCTACAGGCACATATCCAGTTTACTATATGGGAGACGGTAAGATTTATGTTTTCCCACAATATGAACACTCAGATTTAGATGTTCAAAATCTTGGTTATAACTTAAACAGTCTTGACTTAGAAGCAGATTTTGCAACACCAGCATTTACAGCAACCTCTTCTCAAGGCACTACGCTTAACTCTGAGACCGTTGCGATTGACAGTGTCACAATTAAAGATAGTCAAATATCTAAACGTTTTCCTTTTGTTGCTGAAACAATTCCAACAGAAATTAAAGTTGCAACCCATCTTTACAACAACGCTTCTTCAAACCGTTGGGGTGGGACTGGAACTGACGTTACTGTAGATAGTAATCTTTTCGATAGTCAAATGACAGCAGCCGAATTAGATGCTTGGTTAGGAACACCAACAGTAGGTGTAGATTTAAACACAATTTATGGACAAATTACAGAAGACCAAACTCCAGAAACTTTTGGAGCACCTGTATTTACGAATAGACGCTATCGTACAGTTTTAAAACCAACTATTTATATTAAACCAGCAGGTGCATTACCAAGTCTATATGAAGAAATAACGAGTGTAGGTAATCTTGAATTAAATAACGATGTTCAAAGTAATTCATCAAATCGTTTACCAAACTCTTCTATTGCTTTAAGTAATTTTGTATTTCAACTAAAAGAACTTGCTACAGGGTATTGGGACTTTAAAATTGAATTTAAATTAACCCAAACTGGATATTTTTATCCCGGTGAATTAGCAACCCAAACCAACCTTACAACCGAATATAATGTAGTAAGAACTAAAACTTTAGATGTTAAGGTTGTTGAGTTTACTAACATTTGGGTCACTCCTGAAGAATTAGTCGACTATAAAGAAGAACCATACGACTCATTAAAGATACACACGTGCAATCGTGTCATTGAACACAATGGTCGATTAGGCTTCTTTGGAAGTACCGTTAATCCAGACTACTTATTCTTTAGTACCATCGGTGCAAAAGAATATTTCCCATATCGTTATTCACTTCAATTTACGAACGATTTAAAAGAAGCTATCACAGCCGTTAATCGCTTTATGAATATCTTAGTTGTACAAAGCGATAGTTTTACATTTGGTATTAAAGGTGATTGCCCATTCCCACTAACTGTTGCAGAAGGTGATATCTATCGCAAGATTATGATTAACCCAACTATCGGCTGTATTGCTCCTCATAGTGTTAAAAACGTTCGCAATCAATTATACTTCTTGTCAAAAGAAGGCGTTTTTACCCTACGTGCGTTGTACGCAGAAGACAACCGTTATAACGTAGACCCAATTGACCGTAATATATACAACATTGTTCCAAGAGACACCAATGCAATTTGTGCTTATTTTGATGACCAATATTGGTTACATTTCCCGACCACAGGTGAAACGTTACGCTATTACGTCGATAAGAAAGCTTGGGTTAAAGATACATACAGTGCTTGGAATCAATTTGGTGGTATTCATAAGTATATTAACGAAAGTGGTAAACTTCGCTTTATTACTGAATTATCTCAGTTTGAAGATGAAGACGACCTTAAGATATTTGATGTTGAGTTAGACTACTCTCTACCTTCAGATTTAGGTCAGTTTTTTGAATCAAGAGTAACAACTTCATTTTTAAATCAAAATCAACCTTTTCATCCTAAAAACTATAAAGAAGCAAAGATGGATTTCACCATTCAAAATGAATACAATATCGGTAAAGAACCTATCTATGGTATAGAAGGAACTTACGGTGAAGGTGGAACATCACCTACACAATATATTTTATTTGATGCTAATTTGACTAAAAGACATTTTTATCAGATTACGTTAGATAAAGTTAATGTGCCAACTTCTTCTGACTATGCCGTTTATATCAATAATGGCGTAACACCAAGAGCAACAGGAACGTTTACAGAAACCGACCCAGAAAGTCAGTCTTGGTTGCCCATTGAGTTTCAAATCTTAGATACGGATACGATGCCTTGTCAAATTAAAATTGTCAGTGAAGGATTTCCAATCGTAGGTGGGGCGTTAACCACAGTTGACGAAAGTGTAGCCGTACTCAAAGATTCAACCTACGATAACTCGATTACCTTCACGAACGTTATACTGTCTGAAGAAGGAACCTTAAATGTAGACCCAATACAAAGTTATTCACAATCTGCAGTTGAGCGAGTCATTAACTTAGGGACAAGGTTGGGTAACTGGACGTTTGGAACAAGTGACTTTGGCAATATTATTACAGCAGTCGAAACAATTAAGCTTGCAGGTAAGGGTTATAATTGTAAAATCAGTATTACCGAAACGGGTAAATCCAAATGGACTTTAGAGTCGCTAGGGATTACCTATAAAATGAAAAAAGCGAGGTCCAGATAATGGCAAAAGTAACAGGATTAAGAACTTGGCGAAACGGTGAAATCATCAATGCACGAGATTATGTTTACGAACGTAACTTAATTTCATCTGCATTAAATACAAATGATGACACGCTTATTGACCACGAAGCAAGAATTACAACCGCAGAAGGGGATATTACGGCTTTAGAAGGTCGTGTAACAACCGCGGAAACGGATATTGACAATCTTCAGGAACAAGAACATTTAAAACTTAAATACTATGCAAAAGCACAAGAAAATATTAACAAAGGTGACGTTGTTCAGTTTTATGAAATACAAGGTGACCATTATTTAGTTAGACGTGCTCGTCAAGAAGACGTTAATGCTAACCCTAAGTTAGTGATGGGTATTGCAGAAACCAACGTTACTACAGGTAATTTTTTCTATATTATTGATTTCGGATTTTTAGAAGGTTTAGACACCAAAGGTCAACCTCTCGGTTCATTTGTTTGGTTTGATAGCGAAGGCTCTACTCCAGGTGCTTGGACAATTACAGAACCAACAGGCAACAAAGCTCGTGTTCTTTTAGCTGCAATCGTTCGTGCAGAAACTTCTGGTCCAGCAAACAACGGTAAATTCTTAATTCGTGTTACCATTGAACCTTCTATTCAAGATATTCAAGGGTTTTTAATTACTAATTCTCAAGAAGGAGATGTTTTACGTTACGATGCTTCTACACAAACTTATCAAAATAGTGCTGATTTAACGACTGCAGAAGCAGATATCAATTCACTTGAAGGTCGTATGACGACTGAAGAAGCGAACGTTGACAATCTACAAGGTCGTATGACTACTGCTGAAACCGATATTGATAATGTAGAACAAGATTTAAATTCACACGAAAATAGACAAGACAACCCTCATAATGTTACAAAAATTCAAGTTGGTTTAGGTAATGCAGATAATACAAGCGATTTTAACAAACCTATTTCAACGGCAACACAAGCAGCTTTAGATTTAAAAGCTGATATTATTGATGGTAAAGTTCCACAAAGCCAATTACCGTCCTATGTTGATGATGTTTTAGAAGTGTATGTTCGAGCAGGTTCTACTGAAGGTTCAAGTACTTGGTTAAGTTTAACAAGTGGCGGTGCGGCTTTAACTCCTGAAGCAGGTAAGATTTATGTAATCATTAGTGCTGGTGATTTTGAAGGTAAAACATATCGTTGGTCGGGTTCGGCATATTCTCCTGTTGGTGATATTGCATTAGGTACAACCGCTGCGACTGCGTTTCCTGGTGATAGAGGATTAGCACTTGAAACATTAACTAATAATATCGTTGATGGTGACCAAGCACTTGCGTTAAAAGACCAAATAATCCGTAATAGTGCAACCAATGTTGTTCCTTTGATTGTTAATACTGTTGCTTCTACGACTGCCAATTTACAAGAATGGAAAATAAATTCAACAACTAAAGCGATTGTCGCAGATGGAATCTTTCGTTCTCAATTTGGTATTTCTAACCTAACAAGCGAAAACAATTCTGTAATTTATACATTGGCAAACGGAACTACAATTCAAAATAACTTAAACAATACTAACCCAACACTAACCGTTAATAAGAATCAAGGAACTGGCAATATCTTGCAAATCCAAAGTGCTGGTGCGAATAAGTTAGAAGTCGATGTCAATGGTTGGTTATACCAAAATGGAACGAGATTATTTACGCAAACAGGTGGTAATGAAAATACATTCTTTGGTATAGCAAGTGGTGGAACTACAACAAGTGGAAACTTTAACACTTCGGTTGGTAGAAACTCATTAAATGCTTTAACAACTGGAACTTCAAATACTGCTATCGGTAGAGAATCTTTAAGTGTTTTAACAACTGGTTCTAACAATTCTTCTTTAGGCATTAACGCTGGTAGAACAATTACAACTGGTGATACAAATACTTTTATTGGTAGTGGTAGTGGATTTAACGCTTCTCAATTAGCAACTGCTTCTAACTCGACAGCGTTAGGTAATGGTTCATTCACCGACAAGTCTAACCAAATGGTGTTCGGCAATGCAAGTGTCACGGAAATATTACTTGGTCGTGGTTCTGCTAATGTTGGTATTGGAACGACAAATCCATTAGCAAAACTTGTTGTTTCTACAAATAATGAAAACTTTGAATTTGGCACAGCAAGTGTCACTTATAATGGTGGAATTATTGAATACATAAACCGAACAAGTTTTTCTACAAGACCTGATATGAACTTCTTTAACTCACAAGGTGCAATTAAGTTCTTTACTGGTGGTGCTAATGAAAGATTGCGTATCGCTAACAACGGTAATGTGGGGATTGGGACAACGAGTCCATCACAAACACTTGAAATACAATCCTTAAATCAAGCGATTACAAATAATGGTAATGCTTTAATTAACACAAGTGACACACTTGGTGTTGATGTTGGTGGTATGTTGGGTCTTGGTGGTAGATTTGCACCAAGTTCATTTACATCATTTGGAACAATCTCAGGAAGAAAAGATACTGCAACTGCTGGTGAAAGTGCAGGTTATTTAGCATTTGCAACTCGTGGTGCTTCTGCACTTGCCGAAAGAATGAGAATTACAAGTGCTGGTAATGTTGGGATTGGAACGAGTAGTCCTCAAACAAGATTAAATGTTGTGACAACATCAAATACGGACAGTGTTCAAATTAGAAGAAACTCAACAACTGCTGGTGATATTGCTATGTTAGGTTTGAGAATTGGTGATACAGAAAACAATCTTAACTTTGTTGAATTACAAGGTGCAAGAACTGCTAACGGTGCTGATTTTAGAATATTTACTCGTTTTAATTCTTTTGCTGATATGACAGAAAAGATGAGAGTGACTGATGTTGGTCTTGTGGGTATCAATGAAACCTCGCCAACGGCTCAATTACAAGTCAAGAGTGGTGCGACAACTCGTGTTCCACTTATCGTTGATACATTAGCAAGTCATACGGCAGATTTACAATATTGGCGAGTAAATGGTTCTACTTTAACTTGGATTACTAACGCTGGTTATTTTGTTTCACCAAGAATACAATCTTCAAGTGGTGGTAATAACTCTGTTATAGAATTAAATCCTACTGGCACAACCATCTCTCGCAACATTGCCGATACGAATCCTGCACTCATTGTTAATTTAGCGAATGCGAGTGCGACTGGAAACATTCAAGTATGGCAAAAGGCAGGAACGGCACAAGCGTTTGTTTCAAATAACGGAAGTATTTCTTCTTCTAATAGTTTCTATAATGGTGGTAATGGTGAAGCAAATGGTAGATTAACATTTTATAGTAGTGGTCCAGAAATAAATAGAAATATAAATGACGCTAATGTTGTCTTAAAGGTAAAACAAGCAAATGTTAGTGCCTCAGGTCGCTTACAAGAATGGATTTATGGAAGCGATGTAGTTTCAAGTGTTGAAAAAGATGGTATTGCTAACTTTACTGGAACTCCATCAAACGCACAAACGGTTGATTACACATTAGTCCTTGCCGATAAAGGTAAAGTCGTGCGTATTAACTCAAGTTCTAACTTAACGGTCACGATTCCATTGAACTCAAGTGTGTTATTCCCTATTGATACCGAAATCGCTATCTTACGCTATGGAACTGGCACGGTGTCTATCTCACCAACAAGTGGTGTCACGCTAAACTCTAAGAATAGCGAACGCAAGATTAGTGGTCAATATGGTAGCGTTGCCTTAAAGAAGATTGGCACAGATGAATGGGTGTTGGTTGGTTCGTTAGAAGCGTAGGTGTAAAATGAAAACCTTATTTACACAATTTGGTTCTGCTTCACCAATTACCTTAAAACTATATACAAGTGGCACGGAAGATGTTTCGTGGGTAAAAGGTATTGATTCACAAGTCGGTAGTAGTATCGGTGCAAGTGTCAATACTTATACGGAGGGTGGTTCTTATATAACACTTGCCGTATATACCGAACCTACTGGGTTTGTCACAAGCAATTTAGCAACGGTCACTAACGCTACGGTTGATATTACAGGTTATAAGCGTGTCTATGTAGATTGGGAAGCGATTAAAGAGGGTGTCTATGCTTTAATTGTTGATGGAACAAAGTTAGGCGATATTGATGACTTTGAAGCAAAAGCAACTTATGGGGCTGGAACTACTCGTAAGATAACAGCACTTGCTATTAACGCTTTAACAGGTTCTAAGTATATTAGAATCAATAGTCGTGCAGTTACGATTGCACCTGATATTGATGATTATGAAATACGGATTCATAGGGTATGGTTAGAAAAATGAAAATATATACCGATGGCACATTTAAGATTATTGCGATTGATGTTGAACCACAACATTATGTCTATGCTTATGAATTAGAACAATCACCATTTCCACAATCTTGGTCTATGGAAAAGATATTAACTTACCATTACCTTGAGGTTGATGGCGAAGTGAAGATATACCCATAAGGAGGAATAAATGAAAGACTATCATTCAATATTTAAAAGAGTGGGGGTAAGTGGGTTTAATCAACCTAAGAAGACCCCCAGCCACCCAACGAAGTCTCACGTTGTGGTAGTTAAAGTTGGAGACAGTACCAAAACCATCAGGTTTGGTCAACAAGGCGTAAGCGGGGCTGGTGATAACCCTAAAACACCAAAGGACAAAGCTCGTCAAAAGTCGTTTAAAGCCCGGCACGGTTCTAACATCGCTAAAGGCAAAACATCTGCGGCTTACTGGGCTGACAAGGTAAAATGGTAATGAAAACAGGATTATATGCAAATATACACGCAAAACGTAAACGTATTAAAGCGGGTAGTAAAGAAAAGATGCGGAAAGTAGGTGCCAAAGGTGCACCTAAAGCATCAGACTTCATCAAAGCGGCTAAGACTGCAGGTGATTATATGGGGGATAAGAAATAACTATGAAGTTTATTCTCAAAGATGGTCACATTTTTGTTGTGGAAAACGACAATTTGGTGTATAATAATATAGAAGCTGACGTTGTTTTAGACAATGTTTATGCTTCTCAAGAAGCTCAACTTGAGTTTTGTATCAATAACGGTTTGTTTCGTAAAATAGAAAATAATCGTATTATAATTGATAAAAAAGAGCTAAAAGACCCTTATTTTGAAATAAAAATTAGGATTTTAGATAAGGATAAAGTCGAGGGCTATATTTCAGATAAAATCCCATTGACACAAGCAATTATCTTAGGTCAACCAATGGAAGACAAATACCCTCAGATTATCCGCTCACTTATCCAAGCCACAAGTCGATTAGAAGCCCAACAACAAGACATTATTAAGGTGCTCAATTACTTAGACACCAAAGGAGATGTACTATAATGGAAATTATCTTAGACTTATTACAGGACAATGCAATCATCTCTAACGTCATCTCAATCGTGGTGTTAGGGGTACTTGGCATTATCACCAAGTTTATCGTGAACTCAATCGGTGCAATCAATACCGAAAAGACCCAATTGCTTCAAGCACGGGCAACTTTTGAAAGAGTTGACCAAATTGCTGAAATGATTGAATTAAATGCTAAACTTTATAAAGACGCAGTTATTGGTTCCAACCTTCCAGCTGCTACCAAGTCAGCAGTCTTAGAAGACTATAACTTAATTCAAAACAAGTATAGAACCTTCTTCGACCACAGCGTTAAAGCAAAACAACCAGCTCAAGAAGTTAAGAAAGAAGAAGCTAAACCAATCATTCAAGAAGTGGTTCAAGCAGTCGGACAAGACGTTTTATCTAAATTAAGAGAACAATTAGTAAAATAATATGAAAAAGTTCTGGTTTTATGTAGGTTTCATTACCTTTGCATTAGCTACACCGCTAATCGTTTTAAACCATTACTTCCCCTTTGTAACCTTCTTTGAAACCCCACCTGAATTTAAACTCTCAGTTATTGGGGTCGTAGGACTACTGATTATCTTAACTTTCTTTAGAAAGCAGATAGTCAAGTGGGCAAAGAGCTTTGAACAAGTAACGGTATTTAAAGGTATCGCAATATGGTTGGTGCATATATTCCCAACCCTTTTTGCTTTTTTAATAGTCTTCTTTGCTACCCGCTACGCACAACGCTTAGTTCCTGTGTTCGGGTATACGCTTATATCGAATATGATTGCAGGGGTCTTCCTTGCGTTATATGAAAAAGAACGTGCAGAAGATTACCGTAAATGGTTAAAGAAATAAAGGAGTAGTATATGTGGGCTAAAATAGGGAGAGCATTACCGTACGCAATCTTATACATTGCGGCAGTCGCCATCGTTGGGTTATTCAATATCTTAACGATAGAATACCAAGATAACATCTTAAGCAGTGCAGAGTTCTGGAATAAAGTTATCTCACAAAACTTAGCCAACTTGCTTGTCTTAATCGCTACCGTGTCTATGTACATCGTCAAGTTCTCAGAAACGGACAAAGGTTATACAACCTTAAAGACGACCGTAGATACATCGGTTCGTAACGACTTAGATAGTGAGTTCGGTACTTGGGTCTTCAATCGGAATAAGGCGGAGAAGATAGCCGCTTACCGAGCAAAGGTTCAAAACAAGATTAGTAAAGATGAACTCAAAGCAAAACCTAAAGACTTGGAAATCTGGTACTTCGGTAGTGAAGCAGACAAAAAGAAGAATAGATATTGCAGACGCAGAATTAACTTAGAAGAAAGTATTAAAGTTGAAAGATTAGACAAGCTAATCCTTGCATTACGAGTAGACTTTGATGAGATTGACCGTAGCTTTGTGGAAACAGGCGAAGTCATCAAGAGTGAAAAGAAGTTAACAAGACAAGATACGTTAGGTCGAAAGGTTAAAGATAACTACGCTCAGTTCTTATTTGCAGTAGGCGGTGCAGCGTTCTTCAATGCCTTCATCTATACTGCAGATTTATTAGACACAGCGTTCTGGTTTAAATTAGCAACAAGCTTATTCCTAATCGTATCAATGTTCTTAAACGGACGGGAATACGCAAGAAACTATATTAAACAAGTGATGACAGTTGACTTAAATACAAGGTTCAACATTATCAAAGATTATCTAACCTTTAGGGTTAAGGAGAAAAAGTAATATGGCACAACAAAATCCATTTGGAACAAGCGGAGCAGGGGCAAATGCTTTTAAAGCCGCTTATGATAGATTAAAGTCAGAAGCAGACTTGGCTAGAAAAAATATCGGTCAAGACTATGCTTCAGCTTACCAACAAGTAAGACAACAAGGGTATGGTCAAGGTTTAGGTGCTGCAGCTCAAGCAGGACTTTCAGGTGGTCAAGCCGCCGGTGTTAGACAACAAATGGGTGCTCAACAAATGGGTGCTCTTGGTAATCTAATGCAGGGTCAAGAACGTGCATTAAGAGAACAAAAAGCAGGTGAGTCTTCTATTTATAGCAATGCTTTATTAGAAGGTCAACAAGCACAACAATATGAACGTGAAGGGCAACAAGCTGCTTTCCAAAAGGAACAACAAGCCATCACTACCCTTAAGGATAATAGTACAACAGACGAAGAAAAAACGAGATTATTAACTACTTTAGGGTATGAACCACAACAAATTCAAACTCTTATTAACGCTAACAAACCTGGTTATGACTGGACTGTAGCCGCTCTTAGAACTTTATTACCAATCACGAATTTATTTAATATATACGACCTTGTTACAGGTAAAATGTTTCCTAAAAAAGAACAAACAAGAACAGAACAAGTAGCCGCTCCTGATATAAATATTGTACCTACAAGATAAGGAAATACTTTAATGGCAGTTAAAAAACCGATATATCGTTATCAATACAAACCAACGGCAGCAACTTATTTTAAACCTGCCTTGGGCGAAAAGGAGCAACTTGCTAAATCCGTTGGCACTCAGGTTACAAACCTAGAACAACGTTTTAAAAATGTTGGTATTCCCAGCGAAACCGGTGCGAAAGAAGCAGACCAAAGAAATATCATTGAAAAGGCTTTAAATCTTAAAGCTAATCAAAATATGTTAATGGATGTTTTAGAAGTTTTAAATAGACCTACTCAAGCAGTAACTAATATTTTAAGTTCATTAGGTGACCAAGATAAAAGAGACGCTTTAACTGCGGCTTGGGAAGGTTTATCTGGTCAAAAAGAAATCGGTGCTAGACAAGCTTTAGCTAATCTTACCGGTGATAAGAACATTTTAAAGATTAAAGAAGATAATAATACTAAAATAGATGATATCGGTCAGTTTGTTATTGACCTTGGTTTAGAAATCGCTGCAGACCCAACCACTTGGATTTCAATGGGTGTTGGTGCGGTTAAAAAAGCAGGTCAAGAAGCAACAGAAAAAGCAATACAAAAGCTAACAAAGAAAGCTATAAGAGTTAAAGATATCACGAAAAAAGCTGAGTTGTTAAAACAAGTAGAAGCTTTAAAAGTGCCTAAACCTACGTTTGCTCAAAATGTTTTATCTGCTACTGATAGCAAGATAAGAGAATTAACTAGAAAAGCAATTCGCAATTTAAAACCAGAACAAGCCAAAGTAGCGATTAGAGGCTTACGTGCATTAAAGAATATTGGTGAACGTGCTGGTGGTCTTGTTAATTCATTAAAAGATGTGAAGACTGCTTTACGTGGCGAACTTGACAAAGTTTTTGGTACTGCAAACTATCAATTAGACTTATTAAAAGCAGGTGTCAAAGGTTTAGACGACCAAATTGAAACGATTGTCAACAGATATGCAGCTACATTAGATGAAGCAGGAAAACGTACTGTTCGTAATGCTGTTGAAGAAATTTATGAATTAGGTTATAAATTTGACCCAAATACTGGTAAGATACTTCTTGACCCAGATAATATTCCAAAAGGAACTATTAACGCTGTAGATGTAGCAGATGACTTAGGTGACTCTAAGAGAAACTATCAATACACCTCTAGAAGAATATCTTCACAAGGTGGAAACCTTGCTAGAGCTGAACAAAGAGTTGAAAGATTTGTTCGTGCTGCTAATAGAAGGGTTGGTGGTAAAGCTTTAACTTATACAGTTAAAACTGCTGATAATGGTTTTAGTTATATTTCAATAAGACTAAACTTAAAGGATGCAAGTGAAGCCCTTACAGATGCTGCTAAAAAAGCAGACATTCAACAACTTGTAGGTAAATATAGAGATTACATAAGAAAATCTCAAGCAACAATAGAACTTGGTAAAATACCGTTAAGCAAAGAAGCCAAACTAATTATTGGAGATGCAGACTTAGGTAAAGCTTATCGTGCTTATGAAGATGTGATTGACCGTGCTAATGAGTTAATTACCGCTACCACTGCAAAAGGTGGTGTGGCTTATAAAGCAGCAGATATTTACGATGCATCAAGTATTGGCGATGTTCGATACGTTCGCCGTGTTAGAACTGCAGATTATTTAAAACAATTATCTGATAGTGGTAAATTTGAACCAAACCCAATGTTAAGGGAAATTGTCTCAGGTACTGGTAAAGAATTAAATGAACGTCTTTACCGTGGTACTGCCGCAGAATATAATGATGTACTTAAAATGTTCTATAGTGCAAAAAGCGATAGATTTGCTCAAGACTTAGTTGAGTCGGCTATTGACTATATTAAAGTCGCAGAGTCTCGTTTCTCAATGTCTGAAGTTACTCGACTAATTTTTGGATTAACCCCAAGCAAAGGCTATGCTTTTACAAAAGATGCTGGTGGTGATTTAGTTCAAAATCTTCCAACTCAAATTAAAGAAGATGCTTTAAAACAAGGATTTAAGGAAACTGATAAACTAAAATACACAGACAAAGTTAAGTTCTCAGGTGGTGCGGATTGGGCTCAGGATAGTCAATTTATTCGCCCAGTAGACGAATTATTAGATGAAGCAAATCCACTTATTATGAAAAAAGGTAAGCCGGTGGCTTTAAATACTAAATCATCTCCAGTTGTAACCCAAGAAATGGCCACTGACTTTCAACGTAGATTTCCAAACCATAAAATATTAGACAATGGGTTTGTCCAAGTTAAAATTGACGAAGTAAACGGTGTTAAGAAATATACTGCCACCGGTGGTGAGTTTAAGAGTTTATTTGAAAGCTTACCAGAAGAACTAAAGGCTAGTGTGTACGAATACCTTTACAAAGGTAATATGACTGGTCAAAAGGTTGCATTACACCGCTCAGCTTATGAAATTTTAAAGAACGCACAAAACGCTTACAAAGTCAATATCAATGCTGGTGTTAAATTTTTCGATGAGTTTCTAAACTTTTGGAAAGGTGTTACATTATTAAGTCCATCCTTCCACGCAAGAAACTTTTTAGGAAACTGGACGAATATGAGTTTAGCGGGAATGAGCCCAAGTGAAATCGTTAAATACACATCCGAAGCTTGGACTGATATTGTAAAGCGTGATGAAATATTAAAAAAGATATCAGCCGGTACAGCGACTCTTGAAGACAAATTATTCTTAAGACAAAGTAATACATACGTTGCAGGTCTTGCCTCCTCAAGACGTGGTGTTAGAGACTTAGAAAACCTAGCCGAACTTAGAAAGTATTCTCCAGATTTAAAGAGAAAATTTGGTTCTGGTCTAAAAGGAAAGTATAATGAATTAGTTCAAAACAACTTTAAGTTAGCTGAAAGAGCTGACGAAGTTCAACGCTTGGCTATGTTCAAATCCCTTAAAAAGAAAGGCTTATCAGATGCTGCAGCTATTCAAAAGGTTCGTGAAGTCTTATTCGACTATGGTAAGCTAACGGGATTTGAAAAAGATTATATGAAGCGTTTCTTCCCCTTCTATACGTTTATGAAGGAAAACATGCAGTTCCAAATGAAGAATATGCTTCAAAATAGTGGACGATACAAAAACCTATTTAGAGGTTATAAACACTATTTAGAAGAAGTTGCAGATTTAGATGAAAAAGATATACCTAAGTATATGACTGGCAACATGTGGGTACCACTTCCATTTGTTATCAATAAGGATGACAAAGAAGCTATCTCAATGTTAAAACTTAACTTGCCAGCCTCAGACTTCCTTGAATTCGTTGAAAACCCATTAAAGAAAGCTGCTTCAAGTGTTGCAGTGCCAATCAAGGCTGCGTGGGAATTTATGACCGGAACGGATACATTCACAGGTGCACCAATACAACAATTCCCAGGTCAAAAGTCATTAGACAAAGAAAGTAATAGTTTATTTAAGTTCTTGAGAAACGAAAAGGGTGAGTTCGATGTAATGAAAGACCCAATCCTCAAGAAGTTCTCAGATGACCTAGGTCTAAGAACATTAAGAAGACCGCTTACCGCTATTATGGATAGTATTGATACTATTCTGGGTAGACAAGACCCGGCAACAGGTTTACTTGATTTATTAGAACAAACCGGCATCTCAACCACGGTCAAGAAAGAAGACCTCAATCTAACTGCCTTATATCAACAACTTGAGTACTTACGCAATCTTAAGAAGTTATATGAGCAGAACACTGGCAGAGAACTTCCTACCCAAGCACAATCAGCTGGATATAAGTTCAAACCAAAATAAAAAGAGCCCTACGGGGCTCTTTTCTATTGTGCGAATTTGTGACATTTTTTAACAAGGACGATAACATTATGTCACTTCGATTATAGTCGAAGGTTGTATGGTTTTCTCAACTAATTTCGATTATAGTCGAAATAGATTTATTTGGTGGAGTAGGTGGGAGTCGAACCCACGTTTTAACCTACACTCAGTTAAGTTTGTAGGTTAACTTACCCGACTACCCCTTGAACACTTTATTACGTAAGAAGACTGCTATAACAACGTTTAACATCCAATACGGGGTTACGGGTAGCATTATAAACGCCCAGATAGACCCTGCAATCACATAACCGTTGTTATCTTTGAACACAAAGCCGTAGATTAACGGTAAGGCCCACGGTAAAGAGGTTATAACGTTAGCCATAAGCCAAGAAAACCACCCTTTTGGGGTGGCTATTAACATTTTAAGCTGCTCTTTCAGTTTATTCATTAGGGGAGAAGCCTACGGTAAAGGGAGGAAAACCATAGACCTCTCACTAATATTATACACCGAATTTAAGAATTATACTATGTCTTCTGTATTAACTGGGTCAAGTTTAATGTTTTCTTTAGGTTTCTTGACCTTTAACATCTGTCTAGCGTACTTTGTGCTTTCCCTTTTATACTTACTAAAGTCAATTTCAGGATGGTCTTTCATCAAGGTGTGTACGTCATACCCACCATCACGTTCCATTTCAACGTTTGAGAAGGACAAGGTGCCATCATTATACTTACCATACTTCTCAGAGAAATGACTGCGGAAGGTACCTTCTTGGTATTCCAAGTTAGCAATTTGTTGCTTAAGGTCATTCCACTCATACAACTTCTCAACATCTTCTGTCGTCAGGTCTACGTTCACACCAACTCCCTTTAGTGTGTTAGCTTCTCCCCGGTAGAAGTCAATGTTTGATACAATGTAATCAATATGACTAAGGTCAGGTTGATGATTGTTATTTAAGCAATTAGCGTAGTAAAGAGCTGCGGTTTGCATATGTTCAATGAAGTTTTCATCTCTTGCCACGTCAATGTATCCTAGTTCCCACCCATTACGAAGGTAGCAGATACGTGCGTTTTGAAAACCTGACATATACATTGCAAACTGGACTTGAGCATAATAGGTCTTTAATAAGGTCTTTTCATCCTTTTCGGTGTTCTTAAACTCATAAACCACACCATTGTTCACGTCAAGGGCATCAAACTCGATTGTAAACATATCATAGATATCGTGTTGATACCTGTTTTTGTCTACAACCAGTTTAACATTGAGGTTTTTTTCGACAAGGTCCTTGATGATAGGTTCCATAACATGTCCCATTTCCATCTTTTGCCTTCCAGTTTCGGTAAATGTTTCCTCAATCTGCTTGGTGTCTAAGAGATATTGTTCTAAAGCGGTCTTGTATTTACTCTTATTGAGTATCGCATCCATTTTAGAACTGGACACCCCAACACGTCTAGTTGACGTTATTTTCATATTCTGCCTCGTTTTCTATAAATATTTTGATAATTTCTTCACTTGCCTTGGCGACTTCTTCTTGTGTACGTCCAGAAGTATCTAAGACAATATAGCGGATGTCATAAATCTCACATTGAGCGACTAGTTTTCTCACATAATCATCCATTAAAAACTTAAAGTAGTCTTCGTTTTGACCAAAGTTTTCGATTTCTTGTGGTCTGCCACGCTTCATTACTCGTTCTTTAAATGTATCCCAGTCCATATCTAAGATGATATAGAGGTCAGGATGCTTGATTGAATTCATATATTGGTGGAATAAACCATTATACATATTAAGAACTTCAGGGTTTTTACGTAGGTTAATCTGAGCAAATAACCAGTGTTCGATAATATGGCGGTCTACAATCACATCGCCTTGAATGTTTTGTTGCGTTTTCCAGTGTTTGTGAAGGAAATAGATTTGTAATAACATCTCTACGTCTTGCTTACCTTCGTACAACCACTTCAACAAGGTATTGAACACGTCATCGTTCTTGTCGTATTCATCCATTTTTTGCAGATTTAACTTCTCTGCTAAGGTATTGACTAGGGTACTTTTACCACTAGCAATCATCCCGCCAACTGCAAATTTCATATCTTTATACCCTCCTTGTCTAGGTATCGTAATAGGTGTCTTAAGGCAGAACGTTCGTGGTCATTAAGTGCTGTGTCTCTAAACCACCAGCGGTTCTTTTTCTTTGTCAAGATGCCTAACTTCTCTAACTTGTCATCTGTGTAAGGTTTCGTCACGTTTGCCATTTGGAAGGTGACGGGTACTTTGTTCATCTGTGCAGTTTGTTCGATAATACCTAGTAATCTAGGCGTTTCTAACTGGGAGAACGATTGAACCGCAGCACCTGTCGCCGGAGTATTGTATAGGCGGTAGTCCTCAACGATTAGGGCATTTGGTTTTTGAATTGCAATAAGTAATGCAATATCATACCAGTAATCTACACGTGTTGGGTGGTCTTCTGCTTTGATAGTGCCAAAGAAGAACTCTTGTTTGTCATCCTTCTCAACATACATTACAAAACCAGTCTTGCCTTTACCTTCTGTAAAGTTTCCGGATGGGTCTATGGATAGTATTTTTTTCATAAGGTTTTCCTCTTAATGTATTCTCTCAGTCTTCTCTGAGTGAAGATTGTCTTTGGTGCTTCGTCTCTTAAATAGTCTTCGATACTTATATTGTCGTTAGTCAACTCGTTTTTCATCTCTATGATAAAGATGTTGATGAGATGTTTAAGTCCTCGATACCAGAGACCTGTCATTCTAGCAATGTCTTTTAAGGTTAAGTCATCGAAGAAATATAGTATGAGTGCTTCTCTAACCTTCTCTAACTCGTAGGTTTCGATAAGGCGTATTGCTTTTTCAGACATCTCGGTAGGAAAGTATCTGTCGTTAGTTGCTTCATCTACTAGATATTCTTCGACATCACCGGCATATTTCTTGTCTTTATCTAAGTGGTGATAGGCGGCGTATTTGATTGCGTTGAAGCACATTGCTATAAATAAATTCTTTGGATAATACTTCTCACCATTTTTTATTTTAAACTTTAACAAGTCCATTGAAGCATTTTGAACTAAGTCTTGGCAACTATGATAATCTATACGACTTGTAAACCCTCTTTTTTCTAGAAAGTTTAAGGCAAAGTTTTTATACTTTTCAAAGAATAAGTTTGGGTCTTTTTCTTCAAAATATAATTTGTATAGTGCATCATACAACGTTTCTCCCATACTTATTCCTTTTCTGCCCAATTCTTACTTGCTATCTCTACTTCTGCAACTACTGGAACAATCATCTTGGGCACATCTTCCATAATTGCTTTAATCTTGTCTACTAAGAACTCTTCACCCTCGTATATCTCGAAGGACATTTCATCGTGAATGTTCATTTGGAACCTTGACTTGTAAGGTGTCAACAATTTGTCGACATCTACAATCTTTGACTTGAGCATATCTGCACACGAACCTTGAACTAAGTAATTATAAAGGCGGTACACAAATCGCTTGTCTGTCATATAGTATCTGCGACCATACATATTTCTCACGTATCCACGTTGGTAATAAATCTTACGAACTAAGGTTTGATAGTCCAAGATTTTAGGGAACGCTTGATAATACGCTTTGTCTAATTTAACTGCAACGCTTTCTTCAAAACCGAACTGCTCCATAAGAGCGTTCTTAGTTGCTCCATAGTTCTTGGCGAAGTTAGTTGCTTTGCCTAAACCACGAAGACGTTTGAACTCATCGCTATCCTCTGCAACGTCTGGGAACGCTTCTTTGGTTGTAGCAGAGTGAAGGTCGGTAGGTTTCCACTTGATACCTTTTTCAATCGTGAACCAATCTCTTGTAAAGATATCGTTACGATTAACTTTAGGGTCAAACTTAATACCATTGACATCAACACATTGATGAGGCATATAGGCACGGCACATATTCAAGTCCCCACCACTAATCTCGTAGGTGTAGTTTGCTTGAACTCTTAACTCAATTTGTGAGTAATCTAAGTATGCTATCTTGTTATACCCTTCGCCGGTTGTAATTACCATACGTCTAGGGTGGAAAATCTCTTTTCCTTGTTCATCTAGGATAGGATACTTTGGGAATTGTTGGAAGTCGCTGCTTAATCTGCCAGTGATAGCGGAATTAGCATTGATTTGGGTGTAGGCACGTCCGTCAAACTCACTTTTCTCAAGCATACGGACGATATAAGTACTATACCACTTCTCTAAACTTCTCAGTTCTTGTATCAGTTTGGCAACTTCTTTAGCATTGCCATCTGCAGTTTTACTAACGCTTTCCATTGCACTGTCATCGCTAGACGGTAAGTCAATACCGTTCTTGGCAAACCACTCTTTAATGTTCTTATGTTGACCGACACTAAAGTTTTCTCCGGTTAATTTGTGTAATGTAGCACGTTTCTGCGAAATAAACTCATCAAAGAACTTCTTTCTGTCTTGTAGATATGCTCTGTCAATCTTTAAACCCACACGTTCCATACGGAATAGTGGCAAGATAATCGCATTTTCTAACTTAAACGTGTCTTCTTGTTTTCTAGCGTACACAACATCTATGAGTTTTTTAGCAAGTTGTAGTGTAATCTCAGTATCGTTTAACGCATAATCAATCATAGGTTGACGATACTCTTGCATCTTGTAAACGTCTAGATAGGTGTGTTCTTTTGACTTATCTGCTTTGTTTAATTTCATCAAAGCACTTTTGATAACCTTTTGGTCATCCGCTGCGGTTCCGTCAATATACTTAGTCGCTAAGGACTTGAGTGCTAAACTAAACACTTCATCAGTATCTAAGGCGAGGCGAGCAAGTATCATCGTGTCAGTGATATTATTTTCTTCGTACACGACACCAATGTTTCTGAGCATATGCAAGTCGAACTTAATGTTATGACCTACGACATACTTGAAAGGTTTGAGGTGGTTAAACACTTCTTGGATGATAGACGGATGCCAACTGGCAACGTCAATAGCACGACTTTTGTCGTCAAAGGTTAAGGTAATGAGGAAAGGTTTATCCGCTTTTAAGTGAAGACCCGTAGTTTCAGTATCAACTGCAACCCAATCTTTACTTGAGTTTTGCAACTCAACGATAAGTTCCTCTATGTTTAGGACTTCTTTTCTATAGTACACTATCCTTACCTTCTTTCATCCGTATGTTTCTGTTGATTTTTGCTAAACCTTTACGTAATCTTTCGGAGGGTATCATATTACCACCACTCCACTTAAATAGATATAATCGAGACATTTCATTGAGAACAACCGAGAAGTCCTCGTTGCTCTTGCCAGACACGTCTCTTAGAACTGCTCTAGGCACACCACTTGTCATCTCTAGGAAGTTGAACATAGTAGCGTTGTTGAGATATAGGTCTTGTAGGTCTCTAATCAGTGCTTCGTCAATTTCAGTGTACTTGCGTTGTTCATCAACGAACTGACGTAGTTTGAACACTGGGTTGTCGTATAATCTGACGAGGAAGTTATATGCCCAGTCAATGTGTTCCTTCGTAACGATAACGTTTTCGTAGGAGGCATCTGTGGACACTAACATAACTGCACTAGCGACTGCGATACGTGCGATTTTCATCCACGCTTCTGTACCGAATATCTTAACGTGTGTATTGAATAACTTGTTGACTTCGACTGACTTATTCCACAAATGTTTTTGTGTTTCTAAGTCCATAATAATTTGGTCTGCTCGTCTTGTCCACGCCCAACGAACACGACTACGATATGCTTCAAGAGGAAGTTTAGCGTACTCTTTGTCCATAAAAGAGATATACTCTTCAGGTTCAGGCACTAATGTAAAGAAGTCATAACGAGCGATATCTTCCGGACTATCAATCAGTTCTAGTAAAATTTCTACCCCATTAGGGTACGACTTCATCGAACGACCTGCACCACCTTGACGTGATTTAGGGTTTGAGATAGTTAACATCCGCACTCGGCAAGGAACACGGATATCTGTATCAACACGGACGATACGAACCTCACCGGAAGAACGTATTTCGGTCATCGACTTGATGAAAGCATTGTCCTTCATAGATGAGAATTCTTCGAGTATAACGAGGTTTTTGTGTTCTCTTGGCAACAACCCAATCTTAGTTTTGTTTGTGGACTTGTTAGTACCACCAATTAAACCGGCGACCGTAGTTGTACCTAGGTTAATCACGCTACCTAAGTCATACATATCTCGTTTGATTTTAGAAGTGTGAGATTTACCGGTACGAGTTTCTCCCACCATAAACGCATCTAATGTACCACGCATAATCGTCTTGCCCACTTTAATATCAAGTGGAGTGTTGTAGATTAGGTCTACGGTCTGCGTAATGTTTTTATCCGCTTCTCCGCCAACATAACCTTTATCATATTCAAATAACTTGTTCATCCCGTCTTCAACCGGAAGACCGAACTGGAAGACCTTTAGATTTTTCTTGGTTGTATCATCAACCTTGAAGTTCTGTAAGTCATTATCAATGTTCTCGACCTTCTTTGCGATTAAGACGATTTCTTGTTGTCTCAATGGGTGTTGCACCGGTTTAAACGTAATGCGGTACTTCTTACCATTTTCTAAGGGTTCTTTAGTATAGATATCAATTTCGATTAGACCTGAGTTAGCAGTGCCATGATTGACAATCGTTGACTTATAGACCGTGGCATGTGAACGATACTTAATAGCAATACCTGCTTCACTTGCAGGAATATTGAGCAGAGACAAAACGTTCCTACGGACCTGTTCTTCTTTAAGATTGCTATCCATAAGATATAAAACGTCTTGTATGTTCTTGTCGCTTAGTGTAAAGACACGTTTAGTGCCAATCGGTATAATGTTTGCTTGTGGTCTAGTATCGTTAGGTTTCAGTTTCTCAACTTCAATAACTTCGGGAATACCAAAAGTATTGTTGTAAACACCAACGACTTGTGCAATCGCAGTAATATATTGGTTGCGGTATTGTGGTTCAACTGCTTGACTGAGCTGGATATTAGGATATTCTTTTTCGTATTCAACACGAAATTCATCCTCACTCATCGGTTGAGCATTAGTAATAATTGCTTTGAGGTCCGCTGCGGTTTTGCTATACTTGACAAAATAGTCCCAAATGTCTTCGCCTTTTTCAACACAAACTGCGTGATGACCTTCGACAACATAGGGAATAGCACCGACTTCTTTTAGGTGGATAGCAACTTTTCTAGCACCTTCTTTGCCGGTTTTGTCATTATCATATAAGATATAAACTTTTTTACCACGAAAAGCATACCCAAAAGTATGGGGTATTGCCATCTCACCGCCGGTTAAAGTAAATGCATCGAAACCATTACTTCTCGCAATGGTCATATCTTTCTCGCCGGCACATAGATAAACCTCTTTGAGGTCCTTCATATATGCAAGGTCTGGAACAATATAACCAGTGCTAGCACCAGAACGAGACAAGACCTTTGGTCGTTGCTCCGGTCTGTATTTACGTACGTCCATTAACTGCCCATAAACGAAAACGGGGTATGAAATACCCTCGCCTTCAAAACCAAGTTTGAGGAAGTCAACTACCTTCTCAGTAAAACCTAACTTCTTTGTTAAAAGTTGTGCAGGTTTAGAGGTATTATAAGCGTTAACTGCCAACTGCCAGTTCGTATTGACGAAATGATTTTCCAAGTCGTCTAAAATACTAATAGCAGTTTTGTAATCAATACCTGTTTGGGAAACAAAAAATCCCGCTTCGCTATGACTTTCTCCGCAGGATTTGCAATGGAATAAACCTTTTTCTACGTTTATGTGTGCAGAAGGATTGGTTTCGTAATACTTTTTGCCGTCAGTAGTGGTGTGGGGAAAGGGGCAGATAACTGCCACCTCCCCTTGTTCGTTCGCATTATTGAAATCAACGTCTGCGAAAAACTCTTTTAAGAATATCACTCACTACGTCCACCTTTCCTATTAGATAACTGAGTTGTCGTCTTTGCCGTCTGCGTTATATTGTCCTTTAGTTGTTGGGAAGAATTCTACTGCGTTGACATAGGTCTTGCTTGGGTCTTTAATACCTTTGCGGTGTTTGACCTTGATAACAAGTGCTTTACCACTGATTTCTTTTAAGAATTCGTCTAAACTGTCAAACTCTGTATTGGTTGGAATACCCACTGCTTTAGAAATAGCATTGATTAACCAAGCGAAGTTTTCTGCGGAACTAATGTTGCTAAAGATTTTACGACCACCATTTTCTGTGTCCACGTCATCACGAACTGCGAATGAGATTGACGAACGTTCAACACCATTGACGGTCTCTACGAAGTCATACTTTTCGACATACACTTCATACTTACCTTCCGGTAATAACGTATAAGTGGTTTTTGGAGCGGCGACTTTAATTGTTGGCATATTATCTGCCTCCTTTTCTTGAGCGTTTCGCTTTAATCATTTTAGCGACTGCTCTCTTACCATACTTAGCGACTGCTTTCTTCCCGTATCCAATTCCTTTTGGCATTTATTGTGCCTCCTTTTTGTTTAATTCTGCTTGTTTATTGACATCGGCAACCAACTTTTCAATAAGTTGTGCTACTTGGTCATAGGGCATTTTTGATAATGATGCTAAGATGATATTCATTTCATTTCCAGTCAAATCTAATTTAAAATTCATTTTTTAATTCCTCTTTCAACGATTTCTCGTTCTTGTTTAAAGTGTTTTTCCATTTTCTTTACAAATGCTTTCACTGCGTTTAATGGTAATGCAAGTGTGTCTAAACCAATAACAAGCACGTCATTGTAGACAATTCTGCGTAAGATAAATGCTTTGCCTTTATCCTTACCGAAGTCGCCCAGTTTTGCTAGCACCACGACATTGGCGAATTTACTATTGCCGGTTTTCTTTAATAAGATGAAACCTGCATCAATGTAATCTCTGCCGATATCCGGAGTTGGCATCTTGTCTTGAATAAATCGGTAATCACGACTAATATCTTTTCCGTCAATTACTTCAAACATTGCACGGATGATAACTTCATCTAGGATGAATTCTCGATATGTTCTATTGTTTCTATCAAACGACATAATTGATATATCGTTGTCTCTAGTAAACTTATAGAAGAAGTCGAAGTCGTAGTCATTGTCGGTAAAAAACCACGTATGACCGGACGTTTTGAAGATGCGTTTTCGAGTAAAATAATTCTTAAACATTGATTTTTAACACCCCTTTCAATTTCTCAAGCAAACCTTCTAGTGAGTTGAGTGGGAGGTCTTCCCAAGTTGTTAAACCATATTTCTTAGTTGTTTGTTTACCGACTAGGTCCATAAACGCAACCATTTCTTTGTTGTCTTTGTTGACAACTAGCAAGTCCTTAATAATCTTGACGATTTTATTGGACTGCTCATTACGTTCTGCATTAACGTCAACACCCTTTTCAAGATAACTATATAATGCAACCCCATAGTCGTTCTTGAGTAAGACATCGTTCTCAAAGATTTGAGTATTGTCTTTAACGATTGAAACCTTATGGTCTTCGTCAAAGTGTAGGGCGGTCAGAACTTCGTACTCGAAGTCATCACGCATAATCGGTTTGAGACCAATCTTACTGACTTTCATCTTGCCGGTCTCAGTCGCCGCTGCTTCATACTTGATTTTACTACGAACTGTAGTAATGATATGAATATCTTGGTCGGCAGTCAGAGAAAGATAAAGTTTCTTGATGATTGGGTTAATCTTTTGCCACGTAGCAAAATTACCACCCATATTTTGATGAAGGTCTAGAATACCACCGGCATCATCCCAAGCGTGGGTAATGCTATCAATGATAACGACTTCGCATCCTAATGATTTGAGATAGTTCGTACCTTCAATATAACTATCTACGTCATAAGGCGGAGTAAACTCTGCGTGTAGAAAACGTCCGATATACTCGCCACCGATTGTGGTGTCTGCGTATACTTTAGCACGATTATGTTCAGTGTCTAAGACACCGATTTTTTTCCAGAACGCATCGCTCGTGTCCACGATATCTGGATATTTCGCCTTAATCAGACCTTTCGCCGTGATTAAAGCACCGATAGTTTTACCACTACCGGTTGCCCCCATAAACATTGCGGAGAACTTTAATTTCTCACGCTCTGCTGGTTTTGCTTTGAAGTTTCTTGCCATATATTTTATTCCTTTCTACTATTGTTATATACAAGTGGGTCATCTTTTACTAGTGAATTTATACCATAATCGTTGACGTATTTAATGATATCAATCTTTTTGCTCAGTAAACTGCGAATAGATTTGTCTATAGATTTGTTCATTTCGAGATATATAATCTCCTTTCCACCATACTCTACGTCAGTTTTCGTAGGCACGAAGCGGTCTTTTGCTTGTGCGTTATCCATAGGGTTATACGAAACGTCTGTAAAGATGATAATATCTGCTTTGTCTAACGTCCAACCAACGCCGCCGGCAAGGATATTTGCTAACATAACCTTAGCATCTCCGTGTTGAATAGCGTCTACGGACCTTTGCTTCTCTGCTTGACTTTGCTCACCGGTAAGCATCACCGCTTTATCACCTAGTTTATCCTTTAACATTTTGAGAAACGAGGTAAACATACTAAAGACGATGATTTTTTGGTCTTGATTGTCCTCTACATAATCTAAGATAAAGTCAAGTTTTGGCGAATTACCCTTTGTGTCTAGCAGTTCCGGATGCAGTGTCGCTTGACGAAGTCGCATCAGTTGTGCTACCGCATTTGGGATAACTTGACCATTGTATCGTTGCATCTCGATGATTTCAGTAATCAGTTTCTTTTGTGGTGGGGTAAGGTCTAGGTCTACTACACGTTCATTGATTTTAGGCAACCAATTCATCACGTCTCTACGCTTACGATTAGTTGAGTACACGTCTAATAGGTTTTGAAACTCATCTGCTCTATCCGTTCTAATACCACCAACTTCGGTTGAGAAGGGTGTTTTATAGATTGTGAAGTATCGTTCTGCGAAGGTCCAATAACTTGTGTACTTATTAGGTTTAAGCAATTTGAATATACCGAACACATCACTAGGGTTATTAACTGCCGGAGTACCTGTGAGAGCATACACTTTCTTTGCTTTGTCGCCTAACATATAGATTGCTTTACTTTGCTTAGTATCATAATTGCGAAGACGATGACTTTCATCTACCACTAGCGTGTCATAATCTAAACCTACAATCGTGTTGATATCATTGCGAAGTGTCTCGTAAGAAATAATTAAGGATGCTTTCTTTAGTGTCTTAAAGTTGTTATAGATTTTGTTGCGATTAGTGGGTGTGCCACTTACTATATACACCGGTTCAGTACCTAACCAATTTGCAATTTCTCTCTGCCAATTAAGTTTAAGTCCGGATGGACATACGATAATACGTTTTGCGGTATTACCATCTGCGACAAGTACCATAGGTGTCTTGCCGGTGCGTTGCTCGTTGAAAACTCCAACACGTTCTCGTTGGTCTGTAAACTCTACGTCCACACGTTGGTATGGTCGTAGTTTTGTGTTTCCGTCAGTATCTTTTTTTGATTTGATTGACTTTAATCTGTCATAGTAATCGCCTACTTTCTTGTGAAGTTCTAATAACTCTGGAGCTTGACTATGTTGCATTAGCTCTTTAAGTGAGTGCAAGTTGATTGGTAATCTAAATGCTTGATATCGCTTTGAATAACTTGCCCCTAACTTAACTGCTAACTTTGTCGTGCTTTCAAAATAAATAAAGTCCGCATCAATCCTTTTTATTGTAATCATTTGGGTTTGGTAAATACATTATTACTACATTGCTATTGTCCGTAGGTTTTGCACTACTATTATAGTCGTCCAAAACTTTATAAGCGTTAACGTCTTGCGTTGTAGTGCTTTCCTTTCCTAAATCTTTTAGTTTTTTGCGTTGAGAAACTTTGGCAATGATGCGTATCGTATCATTAACCCAAGCATTGATTTCAGTCGTCTCTAAAAACTCTGTCCACTTGTCGTATGGTACACCGGTCTCCGCACTCAGTTCAAAAGGTGTCTTTGCAATGTTTTCTTCCACATTGTTTTCAATCACTGCACATAAGTTGCGGTAAAGATTTTTCTTTTCCGTGTCAAGGTCTAACTTATCTACGATTTCATTTAGTGTCATCTACGAATATCTCCCACGTGGTAATAACCCCGTTATCATCAATCGTTCTTTGATATGTTTTAATATCTTTGCTAATCTTTTTCATTGTCTTTTTATACTGCTTCAAAACAAAAGGCAAGTCCCGTTTCAGTTGGTCGTACGTGTGAAAACGCTCAATGACCATTTCCGGTAGTCCGTTATCATCTGCAGTTGCTACAATAAATCTTACTTTACTCATTATTAGTTTCCTCTCCCTCGCTCCAGAATTGATGACCATAGGTATCGCTATGACCTACAAACTGACAAGTATGTTCTTCATAACCTAAAAAATTACACTTTTTACACTCGTAGTTAAACAAAACGCTATCCCCATTAAACTCGTGGTCATCATACTTTAAATTGTCAGAACCACAATGCGGACAACTGCCACTTTTAGAGATAATAACTTTTTTCTTTTTACTCATCTTTACCCCCAATCGTATACACTTGAAAACTATCACTATGCTTTTCGTGATAGACGAGCAGTTCTAAAAGTTCTGCCATGTTGGTGGTGTAGTCCAAACCGGCAATTCCGTCAGATGAATAGTTAATCATATATAAAGTGTTTCCGTGTTTAGGCAAGTCAATCTTGATTGTGTTTTTCATAATTTTTTAAGCACCCTTCCTAGTGCAAGCATCTCATTTACCTTGTCGGTATTCATCTTAGTTGTCTTTTTAGTTTTGCGTTTTCGTGCCATACTTATTATCCTTTAATAATTTTTTTAGTTTATCCATTGCATCAAAATACAATTCAGTTCCGTCCATATCGTGTTGTATTTTTGCGGTATCCGTGAGAACGTGGTCGCCTTTACTATTGTAAATGCTATACTCTACGACAAACGATTTGTCTTTCTCATCATATGTTATCGTTTCAATTTCTACCTCGTGTTTAAGATATTTTTTCGGTGTCATCTAATTTAATTCCTTTCAAGTTTTTAATAAATGTAATATCGTCATACATAAGGGATATAAAACTATCCACAAACTTTTTAATAACCGGTTTCATATGCGAATTGACAATCATAGGGTTTAGTCCACTTGCTCCGCCTTTTGCCCATAACTTAATATGCTTTCTATACGTGCGGTAATCTAAAGGTACGTCTGCCACCGGCACTCGTATAATACGATTGAAAACTGCTAACTCACTTTTGCTTGGTCCTAGTTTTTTCAAGTACATATTCTTTAGGATGCTAATCGTGGTATAGTCAATCTCAAACACTTTACAATAGTGTTCTAAGAAATAATCAAGTTTTTCATTGGGTATGTCTCGCATAAGGTTAGCGAAAACTCTATGAAACGCTATCTCGTAAAACCTATCATAGTTGTTGCGTGTAATATCAAACGTCTCTTTATATTTGTATGCCATATTTATCTCCCATTTCTTTCTTAAAGTTGTTGATGATTGTGCCAACCCATTGTTGAGATAAATTCATTTTATCTGCGATATCTTGTTGAGAAAACTCTTCTACAAAATAAGCGTGCAGAATATCACTATGCTTATCGTTCAATAAGTCGTTCATAATCATTTCATATAGTTGTGTGATTGCAGTATCATCATCACTATTGTTATACACATCAATCGGTAATTCTACCATATTAAGATTGTCATAAAGTTTCATCCGCTTCACATAGTTATAAATAGCGTTGCGGACTGCATTATGCACGTAGGTCGTAAACTTGTTTCGTCCGTCAAAGGTCAAGGCACATTTATAGATTGCTAAACGCCCCTCTTGAACGAGGTCGTCTCGTTCATTGGGAAACGTTGTCCAAAAACCGGTGCGGTGCAGATAGTGATATACAATCGTCTCAGTCGCTTGAATAACTGCATCATAATCTTTATCATCCAACAATTTTACAATCATATCATTAGTAATCATATAAGTTTAGGTCTCCATAACTAGAATTAACTTCGTATTGTTTTGCATCACTCTTGATATCGTCAAAGTCCGCTTCAGTAAAGTTGCCTTTATCATCCTTGACAAAGATATTTATATAGTATCCACTCTCCACCATTTTATCGTCCGTGCCTTTGTAGTACACGATATTGTAAGCATCCGTATAGTAAAGATTATCCGCAGTGATTTCAATCATACTGCTCGTGTTTTGCAGTTTAGAAACACCTTCTAAATAATAACCAACCGGAATAGGTTTAAGCAATTCAAACGTGGTCCGTGTCGTTGGGTACGTTTTGTAAATGTTGGAACGACTAAACTCGTGATTGAGATTTGAGAATAGAATATCGTTGCTATTGTACTTTGTACCCTTTAAGAAACTGCCCACTAATTGTAGGTCTCCGCTCTTATCTAAAAACGCTAACTTGCTCCAACCGATTTGATTTTCCATAAGTTGTTTACCAAAGTCATTTTTGTAAAATGATTTATTAAGCATTGACAAAGGTGCTAACACGTCTTGGATATACACCATTGTATCACTCATCTTTGCTTCTTTATCCACTACCACACTTGAGATAATACCATTATGCACCATACCCACACTGCACGTAAGGTCTAACGCTTTGAGATATTTCTCATTGCTTGAGATAGGGAACGGATGCGTATTTTGTGGACTAGTACCGCCGTGGGTTGTGATGCGGAAATGTAAGACAACCGGTGTATTGACGATATCAATACGCTTCTTAAGTTGTGCAACCGCACGCATCAAGTCATCGTATTTCATAAAACCTTTTTCAATATGCACCTTGCCATTTTGGGTATACATAAAACCTGCTCCGTCATTGTTGCTATCCCACATTGCTTTCATTAAGTCGTCATTAGGAAACTGAACACCTGCTTTTTTAACTGCTACTACACACATAACTATACCGCCTTTCTTTTATCCCAATACGCAGTTAATTCTGCATAGGGTCTATAGTTAATAATATCATCAAACTTGATTTTGTCCAACGCTTCAAACATTGTGTCATTGTTAGGGATATCCTTGACGATGCGTGCTAGATTATCCACAAACTGCATAGATGCTACAAGCGTACCGAAATTAAGCGTGCCTTTAAAGATGCGAAACTCAAACGTTTCTGCGTGGATAGTATTCAATGCTACATACTTGTTGCGTGGTGAGTACTGACTACGAAACGCAGTGGATAACATAGATTTGGTGCGTGGCGTAGCATTGTTAAACCAACGTGCCATATCCCCAAACCTTGCCCAACGTTCTAACTCTTCAGTACGCCGGCGTGTAAACTTGACAACGTCTTGGCGTGTTCTTTCTAATAAATATGCGATTTTTGCTCCGTTAATACCTTGAACTGATTTACTGCCAAAGAAATTTCTATTGATATGGATATGTAGTCCACACGTAGACGTGTTGTGAGATTTGTATCCCATTTTTGTTAAGTAGTCCATACCTTTTTGCCATTGCATTGTGCGTAAATGTTTTGCTAACGTCATCGGATGAGAAACGATTTCAAAACCATTATTCAAACTGCCATCCGTTTTTGTAAAGATTGTATCCTTGCCACCACTCATTATATGCAATGCATAGTTAGAATTGTAGTTGTGTGCATCTTGGTCATAGCGTTGGTCTTCATCCGTGTACTCTTCATCATCCACGTCATTTGGGTTGCGTGTTGACGTGTCCACTTCTAATTCAATACCCATATAAAGTGGTGTACTTTCGCTATCAAACTTACCAAAGTTTAGCGTGCGTGGGTTGGATGAGTATCCGCCTACATTGTACTTGTTGGCGGTGTAAACTGCTAAGTCAATACCTTTTGAAACAACGTCATCTGCACACTTGTCGCATAAGTGAGAATTGCCACGAAACTTTATATTGATAGGCGTTGCTTCTTTATTAAACAAGGATAGGTCTCGCTTGTCGCAGTCATCACATTTTGGCATCGTGTCATTTACTAGATAAGTCGTTGGCACCGGCACGAGTGAGATATGAGAATTTACACGCTCGTTGAAATAGTTAGCAAGTGCAGTTGTAAGATATCCGGATGCTACGCAACGTGGAAACCAAACTAACTCATTTGCATCCACAAAGAACTTGCCATAAGTACGTCCGCTACGCACGATGAACACTGCATTTTTATCTGCATCCGCTACTTTAAAGTGGTCAATCTCAGTAAGGTCAAAGGGTTTTGTAAAGATTGGGATGATGCGGTCAAGGTGGTCAAAACTTGTGTTGGTTTTGGATAAGAAATGATTGCTCAATTCCATATCATTATTGTTGGTAAGGAAATAACGATATTCGTCCGTTGGTGCATTGTTGTTGATAGGGTTAATACGTGTTAACTCATATCGTGTGTCGCTCCAACGATGCTTTGTGAGTAGATAGAAATTGTCATCAATCTTGAACACGTTAGATTTACTCATCACGTCTTTGATGAGAATTTCACGTGCCTTGCTTAAAACATATCTAATTGCTCGCATCGTATCGTATCCGTTGGGTGCAAGTTCGTAGCGGTTAGCAACGTACATATCATCGTTTTTAATCGTGATATTCGTTTTACCGCTTAACTCAATCATCTCAAACCCACTTGGCGTATTGTCAAGGTTGTACTTGAAATGCGGTAAGTCAATCTTTCTAGTAGGTCCACCGCCGATATGTAGATTGTTGTACGTCAAGACAAGGTTGTTGTCTTTCAGTACGCTATTGACTGCATCAAAGAATAGTTTTGTGTAATTCATATTGAATTCCTTTCGCTACATATTGTAGCATATTTACTTGTAATTGTCAAGTACCTTGTGGTATCTTGATTTATCCGCATCCGTACGCAGTTTTTCTGCTTCGTAGTACATACGATAACTTGCGATAGGGTTGTTTTGGATATGATAGTTTACATTGGTAATTGCTAGTCGTATAGGCGTGGTCGTCATCATCATTGGGATATTTTTTGGCGGATATTTGAGTGCTTGCCACACTTTGTACGTGGCGTGGTCATCCGGTTTTTTGTTGTATCGTTCTGCATATTCTTGCAGTAAGAAATACGTGTGATTTCTTAACCATAGATAGTTGCCCATACTCTCACGGACCCAAACTGCAGACGGATGATTTTTGTGCGTTGCCTTGTAGATTGGTAAGTTGCTTGCGTTGTTATCTAACACGTGGTGTGCGGTTGATAATAGTTGCGTGCTTTCCACAATCATTTTGACAACGTGTTTATTGGTCATTGCCATTGCAGATATTTTTGGGTTATCGTGTAGATAGAATATATTCATTTACCACCCCACAAACTCGTAGATTGCTACGGACCCTAGCATAAGGGTTAGAATTAAGATTGCTCCAAACATTTTTTGTACCTTTCCTTTCTTTCATCTAAACATAGTATAACATATTTTGTGTGCCTTGTCAAGTCCCCCTTTGTACTTTCGTAATAAGGTTAGATAGCATCGTCAGTATTGCATCAAGGTCCTTTGCGATTGGATAGTCCGTGCGACTGATTGCCACTATCACGTCATCAATTTCCGCTTCCGCTACGATTAACTTGTCAATCATTTTTTTGTCCATATATTTTGGTCCTTTCATTTACCATTATATCATAACTCAATTGCTTTGTCAAGTGCCACGTCCCATATTGCCTTTTGATTGAATTCACGTCCGATATTGATTGCCACTTGCCGGTCATTGAATTGGACAGATAAGTCAATGTATAACTTGCCGTCATTTACCCACAACCCTACGAACGCACCTAGTCCGTCCACGTTAATCTCAGTTGAGATATCTTGCATTGCCTTAAGTATTGTAGCATAGTCCGTGTCCGTTGTCAATACCCTTGTAAACTTACTTGGCACACTCACTAGATATCCGTCTTTAATCTTAGCATATTCTAGTGCCTTTGTCAAGGTGGCACCGCCTTTCGTCATCATCTCGTCTAATCTTTGTTTTGTCATAGGTCCTCCAACCTTTCTAAAACTATTATATCATAGTTTCGTGTTCTTGTCAAGTGGTATGTTTTATCACTTAATTTTCAACGCCACCTATGATATCAGAAAATGCTCTTGGTGTCAAGGGGTCATTTTGTAGGTATTTTCGTAGTACAATTTTTACCCATTTTTTGTAGTATGAATATATATACAAAATAGCATATCTCAAAATAAATCGTTATATAGGTTTTAGGTCTCATAACTTTTTTTGTACTACTTTATATACTACAAAAACACACTTTTGTAGGTATTTTCATATGTATATTTTTTTTGTGCCGGTCAAAAACACCCAAAAACCTATGTAGTATAATTCGTACTACAAAACGCATTTTGTACTACATAAAGTATGCATACACTGATAGTAGGCATTTAGGAATTATAGCACATTTTGGTCAGTTTGTCAAGTGCAACTTAACAAAAACTTAACAATTAGGGTCTTGACAAGGTGCAGATTGGCGTGCTATAATATGAGGGGGGTTTTTAAAAAAAAACTTTACAAAACTTTACTTGACAAAACTTACGATTGGTGGTATAATATAGGACTGCCCTTGAAATTGGTACTCATTTCTATTATATCATACTTTTCTCAGTTTGTCAAGGGGGTCTTAACAGAAACTTTACAATTGAGTACTTGACAAGCAGGCGAAAATGTGTTATAATATAGGGGGGATGCTTTTTTTTTTTAAAAAAAATAGCTAAAAATAAAAAAAGCACCGGCAGGAGAACCGGTGCTTAGGTCATTGGTCTATGTTTTTAGCGTATCCACCCCGTGCCATATTGATATCCGATTGACTTTAACGCTTCCTTGAATTTATCCGCAGATACATAGGCGATATTGTAGCGATAGTTTTTGCCGACGTTGTCGCTGCCCATATGTTTTAACCATTGGGTCGTTTGCTTGCTTGTGGTTCTACTAAATTTTTGGTCTACTACTAGAATATAATCATCTTTAGCAATTGCAATTGGCGTATAGTATGAGACGAACACTTGAGCACCGCCGGTATAGATGATGTCGGATTGGGTATAATTACCCCACGAATTTTTTGCCATAATTTTTTCTCCTTTATGGTTATGCTTATACTATATCATATAGTACTAGCACTTGTCAAGGGGTGGGTTTCTTTTGTTTTCCCTTGCCTTGATGAATACATAATAACATAATAGGGGCGACTTGTCAAGGGGTGCGTGTTTTATCTTAACAAAAACTTTACAATTCACTACTTGACAACCGGTGCGATTGGTGCTATAATGTGTGGGGGGCAACTTATATAGGGGTTAAAAAACTTTACAATTCTATGCTTGACAAACCTTCCAATTGGTGCTATAATATAGGGGGAGCTATTTTTTTTTTTTTTTTTTTTTTTAAAGCAAATAAAAAAGGCCCCCGAAGGGGCCCGGATGCAGCTACTTTATTTTATCACCTCCAA